TAGTATCTGAAAATATCACAGGGGTCATAAGATAAGAGAAGCACGTATCCTTTCATTAAAAATGTAATCATAACTAAACTCTTGCTTTAAGTTAAAAGATATAACGTATTGTGTTCCAAGGTATTACTTCATCATGCATAGTAGTCCATTGCTTTATGTATTCAGCCTTGATATCATGATTGTAGCGAATGTTGGTGCCACCATATTGTGAAACCTTAGACTCTTGTAATTCAGGTACCCATAACAGGTCTTCTCCAGGCAAGTTGTGCTTCAGATTGTACTTGTGTTTCTGCTCATTGTGCGTCATGAAGATTACCTCTGCTTTGACTGGTCTATCAGGATAAACACAGCATCCTGAGTGCCATCCTTGCCTTACAGACATATCATGGATATCAAGAAACAACTCTTTATAATCTTCTAACCACTTATCATAAACAACAACAGGACTAAAGTTCAAGTGTACATCATAACCAGCATCTTGAAAAAGTCTTACAGCATGCAATCTTTCTGCTATAGTACTTGTGTTAGGTTCAAGCACTTGTCTGATTTTTTCTGGCATGACACTAAAACGTATCCTTACTTTCTGTTTTGGATCAAACGTCAGCAGTGCAGGGTTTACATACTTAGTAGCAAAGGATGCCATTGCAACATTGTGATCTCTAAAGAACTCAAAGATTTTCTGCCACTCATGATACTTAGCGTGTAATGCAAAGTCCTCATTGCAGGAAATGTCATAAGTAATTAAATGATCATGAGTCTGATTAGGTTTTTCTGCATCAGCAAACCATGAGTGATGGTCAATAGCAGTCAGGATTTCTTCTGTGTTAGTAGCAATATCTAATCCTTCAGCTTTATGTCTTTTCATGTAGCAATAGGAGCAGTTGTATAAGCACCCATATCCAAATGAAGGACTTATGTAGTCAGTAGACCTACCAGAAGGTCTGATAAGCATTGATTTTCTAGTAATCTTTTCAACCATAATTTTAGGTTATTAAAGTAATAAACCCCAGGCTATTACACCTGGGGTATTACAGATACAAACAATAAACAATTAAACAAACACGCTTTCTTTAATCATTGTGTCAACCTTTCTACTCATATATGCTACCATGTCTTTTGGAAGATTCTTTATATCAGTCATTGTGATATAATGGTTAAACATTTGAGCAGAAGGAACACATGTATTAATAGCAATTTGAATTACTTGAAATCCCATAGCTTCTGCTTTTAGTACTTTCTTGCGAACATCCTCAATAGCAGAAGAACCATGGTATCCTCTAGCACATGGACCACCATCAGACAAAACAAACAAAATACCGTTGTTTTTTGTATATTGTCTAATGCGTTTAGCAGTTGCAAGTATTGCAGTACCATCTCTGTTTTCTGAACGAGCGCGAACACTACCTAAAGCATACATATCTGTTACTTTACCAGGTTCTTTGTACACGTTGATTTCTGTAGAACCAGTATGTCTAATGTCAGCACTGTGACCATAGATAAACAATTCAACATCACGCATCTTCTTAAATACTTCATTCAAGAATATTGCAGCTTGTCTTGCTTTATCTATTTCTTCACCACCCATAGAACCTGATTCATCAATCAATACACCAACACAAATCTTATTGGTTTTTACTTGACCTATACGCTCATAGATAGTAGGTACATGCTGCTTTGCTTCTGCAAGTTTACCTGTATCCAATCTACCTGAACGCATACCTCTCATAGAAAACTCATAATCTTTGCTTTTGCGTTGAAACAGTCTAGCAAGAGTTTGTGCTTTTGCAAGATCAATCTTTTCACGATCTTTTACATATCTTGTTTTATTGCCACTAGCAATGTCAAAATATATCTTGCTTTCTCCATCAACAACACCTTCATCTATTGACGTCCAATCACCTCTTGCTTCTGGTTCTTTGGTAGCATCTTCAAACTCATCAAATGCTTCCCTATCATCACTAGACAATGATTCTTCACTATAATCTTCAGGATTTTCAAAGATTTGATCCATCATTTGATCTGCTAGTTGATCTACACCAGTTTTACCAGAAAACATAGGAGTTTTTGAAGGTTCTTTTGAAGAGTCTTCACCTGAAGAGTCTTCACCCTCACCTTCCCCTTCTCCTTCTCCTTCTCCTCCTTCAGATGGTGGTGGTTCTTCTTCTTTATACTCATAAATGATTTTAGCAATACTTTGAGCAAAGCTTGCACATTCTTCATGAGTACCAGGAATACCACCTCTGCGTTTCAACATACGTTCAATAGACTCAATGGGTTTTGCAAACTCATCCATGTCTTCAGAACTAATGTGTGCAGGGTAACGAAGCATTTTGATAACCAAATCTAGCAATCTTGCTTGTTGAGAAGCATCTTCAGGTAGTTCTTGATAGTTTTCATCAAATGTATAATCTTTATACTTTTGAACAAACTTCAGATAACCTGGATATCTCTCACCAATCTTCTGATTGATACGCTCTCCATTCAATACAGCAGTCAAAAGAGATTTTACATCTCTTTTATCTGTTTTAAGCATTGGAGACATTGATTGAGAATACTCTCTATCAGTTTGCATAGAAGCATATGCAGCATTCTGAATACAAGCACCGTAAAAAGCATCAATTGCTTTAGGATCAGATGAATAAGTTCCATCTTCACCTTTCAACATCTTGATAGGAATGTGAATTTTAGGTGCAGAAGTATTCATATGCGAAAGCACCTGCCTTGCATTAACCTCATTTTTAAATTTACTAGGTACGCCAAGTACTTTGAACATGGAACCTAAAAACTTACCTGCATCTTTAGCAGGATTCTTGTCATTGTAGAAATAAGAAGAATAACTCTTTCTTCCAGCATCCCAGTTAAAGAATCTTTTTGATTCATCAACATACGTATATGCATCTTCTGCACGTCTGTTGAACCAGTCTCTTACAAATTTACCTTTTGTTGACTTACTCATAAGTGGGGTTTAAAAAATTAAAAAGGGGAGAGTTGTCATAACCCTCCCCATAAAGACAATTAGAACGCAGCCATGATGGACAAAACTTTAGAGCGTTCTGTCACACCAATACCATCTTCAAACAAAGGAAGAATTGTTTGTTCCAATGCTTTAGATCTGTCAAAACCATCTGCAATCAAACTAGCAGCTTGAAGAGTATGGCGAACAGAAACAGCATTAGACAACTCTTGCTCTCTGTATTGCTTGCGAATCTCATTAGATACACGTACAATTGCAGTTGCAGATTTCTCATCTACACCTGTACGCATCATAAGAACACGCACCTCATCCTTGTCATTTGGATATGACAATTCAATAGGGAAGAAACGGTCAAGCAATGCTCTGTCAATCGCTTGAGTACCAGAGTATTCTGCACCCAAGTTAGCAGTAGCAAAGAATACAGTATTGCTTTCAACTGCAATCTTGCGATCACATCCTTCACAAGCAATGTCAATTGGCAAGTAACGACGTGAATCTAAGCATGGGAACAAGATATTGTTAGCAGCAAGAGGTGAACGATTCAACTCATCTAGCAATACAATGCCACCGCTTCTGATATGATCAACAAATGGTGCAAACTCAAATGCTGAGTGACCATCTTTGTTCAAACGGTGAACACCTTGCAACGCAGAAGAAGCATCTTGTACAGTACCCATATCTTGGATATATAACTCACGCTCCATAGCATGTGCTAAGTGTTTCATGATTTCTGTCTTACCACAACCAGTAGGGCCTATTAACAAAGTATTCTCACCACGTAGTACATTGCGCACCATCAAATACCACTGATCAGGATTGACTTGGAAACCAATGTCTTCTACTTTAGGAACAGGATACTTAGCTGCAATACTTACACGCATTGAACCAGATGCTGTAGTTCCTGTAGTAGGAATTTCCATCTTCTTGTCAAAGTCAACAATGTAACCATAACCTGCAACTGCTTCAGCAAATTTCTTTGCAGTTTCAAGGTTAAAATCTTCATTGTTTACTTGAATCATATAGTCAACTACATAGTCAACCATAGTCTTCAAGTTCTCTTCAGAAATGCCTACAAGTGGATACACATTTTCTCCCATCAACAAAGGAATAGCAGCACCTGTAGGGATATGGATGTGATCTGCTTCTGGTTTCTCAATAGTATGAGAATAGAAGATAGTACCCAATGGGAACTTTGCAAATTCTGCAATGTTTGATGTAATCTTTGTGTCCTCAAGCTTGCGCGTCAAGTCTTTCTCAAATGGTTGAGATGCTAAAGGACGAATTTGGTAGCTAGTACCCTCAATAAAAGATCTTAAAAGAATCATTTCTGTAAATTTTTAGTTATTGAATTAAAAAACCGTTGCAATTTTCAATGAAGTTTGCAAATACTTCTAAATCGTCAAGTGTACATGAATGTGCAGGTGCATATTCTATATTGTCAATTCTAATTGGTGAATAGATAATTCGATTTAAAGGAACTACACTATTCAATTCTGTTGTCATTTCTTCTGTAACACCAGGAAACTCTGAAAGTTTATTCCACACTCCTAAGTTGTAGTAAACAGTGTCATGTTTAATTAATGCAAAGAATATCATTAATTCTGAAAGCAATTCTTTAACCAGAACACATGTTTCTGCTGATACTTTAGAACCTTCATTCATGTCAAAAGAATCTTTCAACTCTTCTAGTTGATCTTTTGAAAAAGATATTGTGGGTTCTGACAAGTTTAGGTTGGATTCAATTGCTATTGTAAGCAATCCACCTATAGCTCTCCATGTTTTAACAGGATAACATATAACAACGCCTGGAACTTCTGAATTTATTTTCAGTTCATATTCTTCTGCTGCTTTCAACAATTCAGGTGAAGCATCTTCAGGAATAGGAACAATAACTTTGTCTTTAGGATTTAAACCAAATAGATAAATTGCCATAAAAATAAAAAGTGCTCCCACTGAGGAGAGCACTTTGTTAAAGGGTTAATATTAAAGACCTCCCATAAGATCAGAGATGTCAATGTCACCATCAAATGGTTTCTTGTCATCACTGTTGTCATCAAATCCATCTTGCTGTTTTCTCAAGAAATCCATGATATCACCTCTGCTAGACTGCAAAAGAATGTCTAATTCACTTTGAATTTTTTTCATTTCTTCTGTATTTTCTTCAGCAGCAGCTTTACGCATACGCTTTTCAAGATCACCAATCTTTTGACCTAAATCATTAGGTAAGTTAGCAACAAGTCTAGATAACTCATCAACCTTGTCAAGTTTTTCCATGAGTTCTTCTTTTGCTATCTCAAGTGAGCGAATTGCAACATCAATCATACCCATCAATACAAAAGGACTTGCTTTTGTTTTGAAGATTTTTGATGAGGGTTTACCGAGATTGTCAGCTTCAACACCAAAGATCAAGTGATCATTAGGTTCAAAACCTAAAGCTTCTATTGATCTTATTACATCAGTGACACGAGCAAGCAGCTCTATTGATTCTTTCTTTTTCATTTCTTTTGTAATTGATTTGCAAATGTTTTACAGGTTTCATCACACTCTTCGATGAGTTCAGCAACAGGTTTAAGCTTGTTAACAAGACTTGCTAAGCTTTGATATTGCTCGCTGTTTTTAAACTGTTCAACTTTCTCATCAGAGATTGTAATGTAGGCTACACCTTTACCTAATCTGGTGTCTACCACTTTTTGGACACGATTTTCATTAAGATTGTGGTTCAATTCCTCAAGAAAAGAACTCATCTTGTAATAAATCACTAGGATTTCTTTGTTGTCAAGACCTTTGTAATTAGATTCTGTTGTCATAGCTTTGGAGATTCTAAGGTTATTTCATAATAGTTACGCGGAAGCAATTTACGACGAATAAATTCATCTATCACTTCTTTAGTAGAAATTCCTAATGATCTTAGTGTAACCTCTTTTGGTAGAGGATCCAACCAGTCATAGTCTTTGTCACCAATCTTTACATGTCTAAAGATTTCATTGATAAGTTTAGTCTCAATACGGAAGTATTGTTTTGCTTTCATAATGTGAATAGCACGCTTAGCTTTCTTGAAATCTTCAACAATTCTAGACAAAGCAGAGGGACTCATTGCAGCAATCTGCTCTGGTGAGTACTCTTTCAAACCATACATCAATCTGCGGAACATCTGTCTTTGCACCATATTTAGGTGAATAGACTCACGTTCTACAGCTTTAGCGGTTTGCTTCACTTTAGCGTTAGTGACAGTCTTATGTTGATAGATCTTGTCATAACGGGTAAATGTAGCTTTTCCATGGTCATCAATGGAAATAATTCCCTGCGCATTTGCAGTAACAATAGCAATTTTGCTCATGTTTGATAAATTTTAAGGGTTTACTGTACAAAGTTCAGTCATTTAAACTTTGTGGATTTGTCAAATGTAACCTTTTGGTTCGTAA